CTGCTCAAATTGCAGCTGTCACAAGAGCAATATTGGATTGGATTTTAAAATTGCCTGCTAGATTTCAAAAATTTTTAAAGAGTTGTTTATAAAAAATTATTGCTGGCGTAGGCGCTATTATTAGCGAACTATTTTCCACTTCCGGTTTAGGCGGCGGAGATTTTACAGAATTAAAAAATACTTTCAATGATACTGTTAGCGCTCTTAAAGAAACTGTAACTAGCGTTGCAACTGTAGCAGCTATACCTGCTAAAATAGCGGAAGGACTTATAAATCCTCCTAATGCTGCAGCTCAAAAAGAAGCAAATCAATTTATAACAGATTTAGTTACTTCAAACAATACAAATGGTGAAAGTATTTGGAATCAAACACAAACTAGCAAAGCTTCAACAAAGACTCCTTAAATTATGGCAAATATACCAAACTTTGGCCCGATATTAGAACCAGAATCGCCGGCCAATGAGGATAATCAACCTCAATATCCTTACAATAAGATAACACAAACTCCTTCCGGTCATTCATTTGAATTAGATGATACACCAGAAAGAGAACGTATTAGATTAATGCACCGCACCGGTACATTTATTGAAATGCATCCAAATGGTGATGAAGTGCATAAAGTGTATGGTGATGGTTTTGAAATTACTGTAAGTAACAAATATGTTATTGTTCATGGTGAGTGCAAAGTTGTAATCGAAGGCGATTCAAGTGTCCATGTAAAAGGTAACAAATATGAACGTATCGATGGAGACTATTCTGCTGTTGTTAATGGAAATTATAGTGTAGAAGTTCAAAAAGAATTGACTATGACTGGCAAAGAAGCTACTGAGATTGGTTCAGGTCTTGGTGATGCAACTGGCCTTGGCGGCGGAGATTTATATTTGAACGTTGGCGGTAGCCTACATATCAATGGTGGCCTTGATGTAGAAGGTGCGATTCGTTGCGGTAATATTTTATCCACAGGTCGTGTTGATGCAGCTATTGGTATGAGTGCAGGACCTTTTGGATTTGTTTCAGTTTTTGGCGGATTATCGATTGGTATTCCAATTGCAATTCCAGGAAACATTTCATGTATAGGTATGATTAATGCTGGTATTTCGGTAACTACTCCTCTTGTCGAGTGTTTAATATCTGATGCAATTTTTATGACAGACGAGGTAAATACATCACTACACAATTGTCACTTTCATATTGGTTTCAAAGGACCTACAGGTCCACCAATTCCTGGAATGATTTAAGGATATATTATGGGTACATTAACCGATTTTTTAAATAAAAACCAAAATGACAACAAAAATGAAAAGTTTGTTGACAGCTCTCCCACATCTAGTGTTTTTGGCAGATTAGGATACGATTTTACACCATCAAATACTGAGATTTTATTATTATCTCCAGCAGCTTTAAAACATCTGAACTCTATGCCAAAATTTTTGCGAGATTGGCAAGCTGAAGACATGCGTAATGGAACAGTTTCAAATTATTATAAAAATCCACTTGAGAACATTACAATATCCATCATCAATAATCTTGAAGCTATTCGAAATGCTATTCCTACACATATAGTTTATCCAGATTCTGAAACTGGTGCAGGCAGATATGGCCGATTTGGACTAGAAGCTTATACTGCTGTTGATGTTCCTGCACTAGAACCAATATATGAATCAGCTAATGTAACTATAGCTGAAGCTAAAACTTTTATTGAACACACAGCTAGATTATCTAATACAGTCGAAATTAAACCTGAAGCTGCTGAATTGCCGCATTATGATCCGGCTATAGCGGTTGGAAAACAAGTATTGTATATTGTAAATCAAACTGACAATATTGAAAATACTGCTCCTATTCTTGGTTCATTTACAAGTCTTTTTGTTGAACCAGAATTGACTGTTTATAATAATACAATAACTCCATATCCAAGTTTAATTGCTAATAGTATTACGTCAAGTACAGACGGTGGAGGTAATGTTATAAAAACTTCAAACTTGGCTTCTAGTGTTATAACGACAATGACAGACACTTTAAATGGTTTAAAAGTGTTTATAGAAAAAAGACGTAAACACGATGAAAATTACTTTAAAAAAGCACAAGTTATTGTTCAAGAATATAATAAATTAAAACGCATCAATACGGGTGGTGAGACACAAGAAAAATTAATTGATGGATATATTGGTTCAGATTCTCTTAAAACAAAACTTTTGATTAAAGATGTTCCTAAAACTCCAAAATATAATGTTGATGTTTCATATAACGGTACACTCACATATACATCTTTAGTCGATAAAGAAAAATCATATGTAATTCCATCTGTTGAAGTTAGAACTACACCAAGCACTTTTACGATTACATATGTTTCCGATTTACCAATTCCTGGTCAAGTTATTGGAGATAGTTATTATGTGAAAACTACTGGTGAAACGTGGCGATGGAATGGTGCAACATGGATACTCATCTCTCAAGTTGATCCAAACTCACCAATTATTACACTTGAAGACTATATTAATTATTATAGTAATCATACGTTACAATTAACTTTTAGTGGATATAATGTATCTTTAAATCCAGGTTCTTTAATATTCAATACAGTAAATGGCGTACTAGCAGCAAATGCTAATATAACAATAACAAATACAGGCAATAAACCTTATATTTTCTCCGATGTTATTGCAACAAATTTCGTTGATACCGAAATGCAATATTCATTTAGTAATGTTACATCCAATACAATTGCTGTTGGTAACTCTGCAACATTTACCGTATCGTTGAGAAATATGTCAGAAGCTAATACTGTGGATTACGGTGTTATTACTATTGTGCCAGGTATCAATATTCAAGCCAAATTAATTAGTAATGCAGCTTCTTATGGTATATTATTGCCTAGTCAAGTCACACAAAATTTAGGTTCATCAATATCCAGATTACCAATAAATCGAGATATTGGTCCTTTCCCACTTTTGGATGCTAATTCTTCTTCACCAAATTTATGGACTTGGAGAAATGATTCGGATTCCGTAGTCACAATTTCTAGTATTACTAATCTTACTGATGCCAATAGTACTGATGATATGACGATTACACTTATCAAGGCAACTACTCCAAACACTATCAACGTTAACGGCAGTGTTCTTTGGTATGCCAACGTAAACGCACATATAGAGTTCCCCAATACTGCAACCTATCGTATCAGTACCACCGATGGTCAACAAAGAATTCTGTCGATTGGAGTCGATCCTGGTAACGTGGACGATAGTGGTTTATACAATGAGATTATCAACACCAACCCTGACATTGTGGTAACTAATAACTACTTCAGTATTCGAGTTTATGGCGGCAAAGCAAACACAGTTATTAACTATTCTGGACCTAACGTAAATGGTACAAAAACCTTAAATGCTAATGGTTATGCCATCTTAGCAAATAATAGAATTACTTCAAACGGCACTTACACCTACGTTTTTGATTTTGTAGGAACTGGTCATAGAAGAACCATTACCAAAGCAATCTTCTCTTAAAACTGACATAAATAAGACATGGCCAGCACAACACTAAACGCTACAAGAGAATATAAAGATTTGGATTTGAACTTTATGGTTCATCCAATTCGTAAGGACATTAATAAAGTCACCAATCAGATGGCAGTTATTAATTCCATTAAAAATATTATTCTTACCAGTCATTATGAAAAACCATTTCAGCCAGAATTTGGCTCTAATGTGAGAAAATTATTGTTTGAAAATTTAGATATAATTACCGCTTCCGCATTGGAAAGAGAAATAGAACAAACAATAAGAAACTTTGAGCCTAGAGTTAGAGTAACTAGCGTCAAAGCTATACCAGATTTTAACAATAATGGATTTTCTATTCAAATGGAATTCTACATTATTAATCAAACTACACCGATTTCAATAAGTTTCTTATTAGAGAGATTACGATAAATGGCAACAAATAGATTACAAGTTACTGACCTTGATTTCGACACAATCAAGAATAACTTAAAAACATTTTTAAAAAGTCAAACTGAATTTTCAGATTACGATTTTGAGGGTTCTGGCCTTAGCGTCTTAATGGATCTTCTGGCATATAATACACACTATAATGCTTACTATCTAAACATGGTTGCTAACGAATCATTCTTGGATACAGCAGTTCTTCGTGACTCTGTTGTATCTCACGCAAAGTTATTAGGTTATATTCCACAATCTATTACTGCTGCCAGAGCGTCTGTTAATTTAACTATTCCAAGTGGCAATAGCAATCCAGATACGTTAACGCTTTCTAAAGGATTCAGTTTTAAATCCAATATGATTGATAATAGTGTTTATAATTTTACAATTTTAGAAAATGTTACTGTAAACAAAACTGGTCAAAATTTTGTTTTTTTAAATTTGCCAATCTATGAAGGTCAATTAATAAGTTACAGATACACATATAACTTATCATCAAATCCAAAAGGAGTATTTACGATTCCTGATGTTAATATTGACACTAAAACTTTAACTGTATCAGTTCAAGCATCAAGTAGCAATTTAAGTTCTCAAGTATACACTCAAGCTTTAGATGTATTATCTGTTACAAATGAATCCGCTGTTTATTTTTTACAAGAAGGCCAAGACGGAAAATTCCAAATTTATTTTGGAAATGGAGTCATTGGTAAAGCATTAAATGATGGTTGTATTATCAATCTCAATTATCTTGTAACTTCTGGAGACGTTGCAAATAAAGCATCTTCTTTTGTTGTCAGTACTCTTATTCCAGGAGTTTCAAATTATGTTGTAACAGTTTCTGGTGTTGCCGCTGGCGGTGCTTTAAGAGAAACTGCCGATAAAATTAAACTCAACTCTACTTTACAATACGCTACACAAAACAGATTGGTTACCACAAACGATTATCAATCATATGTAGCAAAAAATTATCCTTCAGTGCAATCAATTTCTGTTTGGGGCGGAGAAGAAGAAGTGCCGCCTGTTTATGGTAAGGTTTTTATTTCTATTAAACCGAAGGATAACTATTACCTTTCAACAACAGAAAAACAAAGAATTATTTCTGAAATTATCCAACCAAAATCTATTATTTCTATAAAATCTGAAATACGTGATGCAGAATATTTGTATCTTAAATTGGTAAATTTAGTTAAATACAATAAAAAGAAAACAGCTTTAACAGAAGACGAATTAAAAAATGCTATTAAATCTTCTATCTATTTGTATAATGACCAATATTTAAATAAATTTAGTTCAACTTTTGTTCTTTCTAAAGTTCAAGAAAATATTGACAATGTTGATATGAATTCTATTATTGGTTCCGAAACTTCTTTGCGTTTAGAAAAACGTTTTTTACCATCATTAAACGAGACAAAAACTTACAACATTAATTTTAATGTGCCGTTATATCGTGGCACTATTTTGAACCGTTTAACTTCTTCAGAGTTTACTATTAATGATAGTATTGGCATAACAAGAAATGCTATTTTAGAAGAAGTGCCAGAATCATACACAGGTATTTCTGAAATTAAAATTGTGAACGCTGGATACAATTACCTTTCAGCACCAACAGTAACAATTACTGGTGATGGATACGGTGCTGAAGCTAAAGCAATTATTGTTAATGGAAAAGTGCAATCTATTGTAATTACAAACCGCGGTATTAATTATACTAAAGCTGTTGTATCATTTACCGGTGGTGATGGATATGGTGCTGAAGCTGTAGCAATTTTAAATTCTCGTTACGGCACATTAAGAACAGTTTATTTCAATTCAAATGCTGAACGACAAATTATAGAAGCTAACGCTGG